AGAGTACCGTTATTACCTCCGCTTCCCTGATCAGTTATAGTCGTGCCTGTACCACCGTCGTTGTCGCCCATTCTCCACCATAAAGCGGGAGAGTAGGAAGTTAAGTCGATAGGACCACTACCACTATTGTACATAGCTAATAGATCAGCCTCAGATACCGCAGAAGTAAAGATACCTAACTCATCTATCTTACCGTTAAAATTGTTATTTATACTTCCATTCCTGTTTCTCGCACCCGCTGTTAAGCGTTGTGTGGTTGCCTTAGAACCCGTTCCTGAAGTATAAACACCAAAACTATTACCCACCTTTGTGCCGTCTAGGTAAATATCATAACCAGCATTACCTGAGTTTGTAGCACTACTAGAGGATTCCCAACGGATTCCCAAATGATGCCAAGTATTAGCTGAGATAGTCACACCACTACCTGCATAACTCCATACATGATTAACATTAACAACACTTATTACTTCATCAGCGACAACACCAAACCAATCACCACCTAAAGCGATTCCTATATCAAGACCCCCGAAACCTAATAAGTAGCTTTTCACCCCTGAACCGTAAGCAAGATCAGGTCTAAACCAAACCGATATTCCTTCGACAGTTAATGAAGATGGACTTGACCCTGCGTCTATGTAGTCATTAGTACCGTCAAAGTCTACGCTGTATGTATTTGCAAAAGGAGGGGCTTGACCATCGCCTTCAAGAACATAAGTGTCCGTTCCAATCGGTATAACATTTAAAGCAGCATATTGACCCGCTGTTGAAGTTTTACTGCTCACTCCGTAAATAGTTGCTCCTCCTTCTATCTGAACTGTACCTGTGCCGCTTTGAACTATCGTACAATTAAACCCTGCGGTTAAGCCTGTGGGTATGGTCACGGTTACGGTAGCGGAGTTTGAACAAACTATAACCTTACCATTGTCGCTGTCTGAAAGTGTACGAGCGGTAGTGCTTTCTGATACGATACTAAAGAAAGCTGAACTAAAGTCTGTGCTTGCGGAAGTAGCCGCTGTGCCGAGTCCAAGGTTTGTCCTAGCTGTTGAGGCACTTGCGACATCGTTCAAGTTATTGCTTGCGACAAGGTCGCCCTGGGGGGCGGCGGCTACGAGGTTTGCTACTGTTACTTTTTTCGTAGTACCATTCACCGATCCCGTAGTGTCCGACACATCGGTGATTGGGATAATATCCGCCACATCGGGTGTTCCGCCGAGTGAGTTTAAAGATGATATCTTCTTATTTGCCATTTTGTTTTTTCTCCTAGTCGAATGCTAAAAACTGTCCTGCCTCTACCTGTAAAAAATCCTGTGCTTCAGTTTGAATAACGCCATCAGGTCCCAATGATGATGGCACTCCACTCGCAGTCGAGGGTCTGCCTGCACTTAATGATAGATCAATCGCAAACATTACACATTGTAGGCGATGACCGCACCACTACTAAGAGTGATCCCGGTTATGCGTCCGTAGATTGCTGTGTTTGCGGATAATGTTGTATTGTCCTGGGAAGCGGTGATGTCGCTAAGGTTATCCACATTACTCGTAATGCTATTAATAACGGTATCCTCAGTTGCCACTATGCAAAAAAAGTCTCCTGTATGTGCGGCAGTATCGTTAATATACTCCCCGCCGTTAAGTCCTAATCCTCTGTATTCGTTAGCCATGATTAAATATTGGTTTGGTAGGTTGTTCCGTAAGTTACGAATTGTATAAAGTTCTGCTGACCCTGTTGGCGCTCCAACTTGTCATGCTCCATAGTTAAAAGTGATTCTGCCTGCTGAAAGGCGACTCCCGCTTTATCCGTCTGCGAGTCCGCATTTAAGAAGTCCCCGTAGGCTCCGTATACCGCATACTCGCTAAAGATATATGGGAAGTCTGTACTGCTAGATGTGTAGTCTGTGTATGGTGCGCGGAATTGCAGGAACACAGGCTTCGTGCTACTGCGATTTGTAAGTACAACTTTACCATAGCCACTACTTGCGTATTCCACACGAAATGCCACCTCATCCGCAAACCCGGTGTCATAGGGATCGTTATTGGATATGCGGAGGACTTCACCAATTTCCGTACCAAAATCGATTACATTCATAATCGTGGATACTGCTTCGGCTCCGCTTCCCCCTCCTCCTGAAAAGGATACCGTGGGGGCAGATGTGTAACCTGTCCCTCCTGCGGTGACCGCCACTCCGTTTACCGATCCATTGGAATCGATTGTCGCGGTGGCGGTGGCTCCGCTTCCTCCTCCTCCGCTAAAGCTAACGGTTGGGGCGGATGTGTAGCCTGTGCCTCCTGTGCCTACGGATACATTGCGTACCTGATTGTCAGGTGTCTTCTGTTCCAAGCGGATAGTATCGGGCCACTTGGTGCGTTCCCATGCCAATCGTCCAAAGCGATTGAAACTACGGATCGCTGAGTTCTCTTCAGTCGTAAGTAACGAGTCCACGCCCACCAGGTGCTTGAGGTTGGTGAGCATTGTACTGACCGCTACTTGTCTCATGCCGTTTTGAAACTAGGCCCGCTGAAGGACTTCTTAGTTAAACTCTCTGCCTTGAAGGATGGATTGTCGCGAAGATACTCTTTAATGAAGCTCTTATCGCCCCAACATCCTGGCTTAAATTGATGCCAACGAAAATAATCGCGGGCAGGGATGGATGCTTTTAATTGTCCAAGTCCATCTGCTTTGGCGGAACCCATCTCGCGGTTCTCCTTACGGCATTGTGCCTCACGCATAGCTAACTGTGATTTTTCCAGGTCCACCTCGTAACGCAAATAACGGTCGAGGTTCTTCATGAACTGCGATCCGTTTCCGCTTTTCCAACTTGGTAAGAATATTTCCGCCATTTTTAGTATAGGTTAGAGGGAGGTCCGCATCGCGAACCCCCCTCCGTTAAAAACCCGATTAGTTGAAGTAACCGTGTGCTTTTGGGCTGTAACAAGCAAGGCCCGCTACGAGATCCGCAAAACCTCTGCGACCTCCGCCACGATTCTCAAGCTCAGAAGTAGACTCAGCTTTAAGCATGTGGATACCTACATACTCAGGATCGATAAGGAGTCCTGCGTCTGCATCGATAGTAGCTGATCCGGATGTTCTGTTAACGAACACGGATGGCACGATATTTACAACCCCGTAATCTCCCTCGTATACTGAAACTGTAAGACTAATCTTCTTACTTTCAGCAGGCTGAGTAACTTGGTAGTTCAATGCAGTTGTAGTACCTTCCTGACGAGCGAAGTTTGAGATTTCGCGTTTAAGTCCAGGACCTGCAATCAAGGTGAGTTGTCCGCCAGGCATTCCGTTAGCTTCGTAAAGCTCTTGGAGTACATTATTAAAAGTAGTCTCTGTCTGAGTTCCGGTTGTGTCGTTGGCGACATTTTGAAATCCGGCAGGTACATCAGCAGGCTGACCACCAACTCCTAACCATTTGAGCATACCGCGAGTTTTGTATGGATTGGTTCCATCATCAGCGTCACGGTCTTGTGCGGAACAAACAGCAGATTCAAGATCTCTTTTTAATTCCCGTACCGCCTTGCTTTCGGCGTTCGCGTAACTACTTGCGACACCGGCTGTATCAACGATTTCCTGAAGATCGGAAACTGCGAAAGTTCTGCGAAGCTTTTGTACATAGTTACCAAGCTTTGCGCGGTTAGCGGCTTTGTCATCAAAAGACGATGCGTCTTCGCCTTCGAGTACTCCTGAAAACGAAACTTCTGATAAATCATCACATTGCCATTCAAAGAATGTGCCTGTTGCGTTTGCTTTTTTAGCCATTGATACCAATGGGGTTGACTCAGGTTCAAGCAGGGTGACGATGTCCGATAAATCCTCACGATTTCCGGCTACTGAATATGTTTTTGTAGATGCCATTTTAATTAATTCCTTTTAAGTTTTAGATAAGATTGATAGTCCGCCATAGATCCGGATTCTTCGTACTTTTTATACGCCGCCTCCACAGCCTTCAGCTTTGCCGCTTGTGGAGTCTTTGCCCTAGCCGCTCCTGCTTCCGTGGATGCCACGGGTGCTTTTGGCTTGGGGGCGGGTTTCGACTTCTGTTCCTGGCGTGCCTTTACCGCATTCAATCCTTCCACCATGAGTGCCAGGGCGAAGTTTGAGTTTGGTAAGTGGTCAACCAAGGGCTTATAAAGTTTGTTGGACTTTACTTGCATGAACAACTTGTAGTCATCGCTATCCGCGTCTCCTAGAAACTCGAATGTTTGCAACGCCTGCTGATCAGATGCCTGACGCTCCTTGATCCATGCCTGTCTTGCGGGGGCATCCTTGCGTATAATTTTATTCGCGTTGGATTTTATTCTCCGCAGATCGGCCTTGGTGTAGGTTTTGTCACCATCCTTTAGAACATACTCATTTCCGTCATCGTCATATTGGGTCTCGTTTTCCATCCCATCCTCTGCCCACTCGATTAGAGTGTTGAGGTTTTCGACTTCTTTCATGAGTGCCTGCTCATCAGCCACATTATGTAGAGCGTTGTCCTTGAGGAACCCAGGAGTTTCAGTATCTTGCGTTTGCTGTGCCTGCTCGGCTTGCGCTTGCAGTTCAGCGTTTTCCGCTAGTAGTGCTTTCTTCTGAGCGGTAAGTCTGCCAAACCGTTTAACCGCAGATGCGTTCAGCGATTTTGCGAGTTCGCGACTTTCCTCTTCGGACAGGTTGTCCAGGTCGATTCCGTACTTTGAAAGAACATTTTCCGAAGGTTGTGGGGACAGCGTATTGTCATCCGTTTCTTCGGCGGTAGTTTCCTCAGCGACTTCCGTAGGCTCCGCAGATTCTTCAGCGGGTTCGTCCGTCTCTTCGGTGATAGCTTCCGGTTCTGTTTCGTTAGCTTCTTTGCGCTTCAGTAACTGATCCGCAAATTCTGCCATTGAGACATTACCGTCTGCTTTCGTTTCTGTTTCCACGGAATTTTGAGAGGACTCCGAGACAACCTCTTCGGTTAATGTTTCCATAATAATCAAGGCTGTAGCCTAGTGTAGCAAAATGTAGTCTATTGTCTTGACAATGGCAATAAAAAACCCCCTGCGCCACCCCTAGCGCAGAGGGCAAGTCACGATTGGGAACGAGCTAAAGCTTGTAGAAAGTGTCCAATTCCTCGTCTATCGCTTCGAGCTTCCCTGTGATATAAAAGTGTCTGTTTGTGTCTGCAATGTTCTCAGGAGTCTGCAACGCCCGGATAGTTTCTTCACGCATACTTTCACGCATTTCAATATATCGCTTGAAGTTGGGGTCGTTCCGGAGAGTGGACAGCGCTCTAATCGCATCTTCATGGTCTATTTCGTGATTTGTTTTCATTTATAGTTCTCGTAGACTAGGTTCAGGATCGCAAACATGGTGTCCAGGATCACATCTCGTTCGATGAAGAACATCGCGAGCAGTACAATCCAATAGATTTCCTTCTGCAAATGAGACATCTCATGCTTTTCTTCTGACGGGTTTTACGCGCCTGCCCATACCCACTTTACGCTTTTCCGCTTTCTTGCGGGCAAGCTGACTCTTGGACATTTCGCTTTTTGTTTTTGGGGTTTTCTTGGAAACTCTTTTAGTGGGGCGACAATATTCATTCTTGCCTCCCTGTCCGCATGGTTTACCGCTACGGGTATCCTTCCACTTCTCATCCTTCCATCTTTTGAGGGATGCACCTTTGGCGGACTTCTTTACCTGGCCCTTTGCTTTTCGGCACTTGGCAATCTGTTGGGACGCACGGGCAGATGGGAATACTTTTACCCGTGCCTTTACCTTTTTATAACATGCGTCCTTTGGCATCTAGCAGTTCCACATTTTCCGTGACCAATAATTAGCACTTAATTTAGTACTTTTCCCTTTGATGCCACCACTCCTTGCGCAATAACTCTTTTTGCGAGCAGGGTTATTTTTCTTAATACTAAGATTAGCATCTCCGAAACGGATAGTTTTCTTCTTACCGCCCTCAGATGCTAAGACTACAAACTTCTTCTTACCGTAGCCAGGCTCGCCTTTGCGGATTCGTCTTGGCGAATTTACTTTAGTTGGTCTACCGCTTGCCACGCTTTTTGACCATCTTCTTCCCGGTCTTCTTCGCATAAGCTTTAGCCGCCGCTTTACCCTTTGTGCCGTAACCGAATTTTTTCTTACCTACCATTGGCATAATATATGTCCCTTTCTATGCCGCTTCTGTCTGAGCGGTTTGCCCGAACTGCGTGGGAGCCGCACCGAGTCTTCCAATTTCAGCATTTTGTTTCTGCTGAATCTGCATCTGACGCTGTTGCATATATGTCTGAATACGCTCCTGCAAAGCCGGATCTTGTTGTGCCTTCTGTTGAATATCAGGCTGTGATAACCATTGTTGAAATACTTGCATCTTCATCTCATGCGAATCCTGCGGACGAACATTGGGAGGTACTCCTGCCACTAACTCAGCAATTGTCTGCCTCTCCTCATCCACCGCTTTCTGTGATGCGGTCTCCTTGGGGATCATGATCTTCTCGGATGCACCAGGCATGATTTGCCCTACTGCGATCTGTAACATCTTCTCGGTATCCAATGTGCCTGATCTGTCGAGTGCAGGGGCAAGCTCGGCAATCGCTTTTACGCGCTCAAGCATTTGTGCGGGATCTTGTGTCGCCACATCAAACTGTAAGTAAAAGTCGAATCTTTCTCCGGGTCTTCCCTTATTAAACTTCTGTATG